TAACATTGGCAGCAGGGCTCTGGTTCACCAGGTCTGCCACCGAGTCATGCAATACCTCCATCTCGTTTTTCATGGCGGTCAGTTGCAACTTGTCGGCCTCATGGGCATCGTGCCAGCGTTGGATATCACCATGGTGCTGGATGATGTCGCTGTTGAGCTGCCGGTTTTCCGTGGTCATGCCCCACAGCGATGCGGAGAGGGTATCTGCCCTGTCTGCCGCACCTTCGATCAGCGGGAGACCGTGAGCCAGTGATGCTTCTACAGCAATACGATCTGCCTCAATACTCTGCTGTAAGGCAGCAACGACGGCCACATCGTTATTAATGGTGGCCAATATCGCGGGTTCATCTGCCATTGCCTGCCTCCTATATCAATGCGTGGGTAACCCCTGACTGAATCTCCACCCTGCCAATAGCGATGGTCGATATGGCACTGCCATCGGGTGTGGATAACTGCACATCGTATTCGTAGTGGTAGGGTGTCAGCTCATTGGTCTCCTCCGGTGCCAGGTACATCACCGCCGTCGTGCCGGATACCGTCATCCGTTTTTGCAGCACGGCTTCGTCATCCGGCTGCATCCGGTGAAACTTCAGGGTGAAGATCAGCGTCCATCCGGTCAGGTCCAGTGGTGTGCCATCCTCACCACTGAACGACACCGGCACGGAATAGCTGTCACCCCGGATAAAGGCAGGCAGGGTGGTGGAAGCGGGAATGGCCATCAGACAAACTGCCTGCGGGTTACCGACTGCTCACCACCACTGACGCCCACCAGTCCACGAATGCGCTTGCGGTTGAGTTCCTTCTCGTACTTCTGCCGGTTGACCTCTGCAAGCTGCGGGTTGGTCCAGGGCTCATCGGGCATCATCTGCAAATCCGCCAGTACACCCCAGCAGGCAAACTCAAGGGTCAGATTGCCCACTTCGTCCGGCACTTCCGTCGCGTCAAAGGCTGGCATCAGGGTCAGCTCAATATTGTGCATGACATTCTTGTCAGGGATCGGAGCAACTTGCAGTGCGGTGGTTTCAACATGGCGGTAGTAATAAGGGGTACCGGAAGCGAGGTAAGGCGGCAGCAGATCACGGCTTTCCAGTCGGGTGCCGTCTTCCCGCAGGAGATTCTGCACCGTGGCTATCTCGCTGCCAGTGGGTGCAGTCAGGGTGTAGTCCTTAATGCCCTTCACCATAAACAGCTTGTCACTGTGCCGCCAGATATTGGCCCGATGGCAAATGTCCCGCAGGGTTATGATCAGGTAATTGCGGATCACCTGATCCGGGCAGCCCTTGGCATACGGGCGTATGCGGAAAAGGTAGGCGTCCAGTTCCATCTATACCTCCACCTTGCCCTGTAGCATCTGCCGGAAAAGCTGATCTACATTCCACTTCAGCCCCAGGTCATTGGCAAACATGGCCAGATAGCTCTGCGCCTGCTGCATATTGGCCTCTGTCTCCATATCCATGCTGAATGCCCGGAACAGCATGTAGTTGATCACCGGGTTGATCCACAGTTCATCCAGACTGAATAACTGGGTATCCGTGTCAAAATCGGTAATGACGATCCGTGCGGGTGCCTGGCTGACCAGCAGATTAAGCGGGTGATCCGCCGGGGGCACAGGGTACACATAAAACACGGACGGACTTTTCTGGTCGTAGACATACTGCTCCACATCCGTACCGGTGGCTGTCGTCCAGTTGGGCAACAGGCTGTCGAGACTGCTGCGAGTGGTGGCGATCACCGTCCGGCCTGTGGATAGGTTATCCACAATATCCAGCAACCGGTAAGTGCCAGGCGGCAGTGACTGCACCGCCTGCGGCTGACAGGTAAAGGACAGGAGCTGAGAGTTCACATCAGGCCGGTTCTGCACCACTGCCAGCAGTGCCTCGTTATAGGCGTCCAGCAGGTTGGTGTTAGTCCAGCGAATGGCTGCCCCGTCCTGTAGCAGGTCACGAACCCGCTGTATGATGTCCACCACCTTCATTAGAGTGGCGTCCCATCTTGCTGACAGGGGGTCAGGTCCACGCCGAGTCGTTTCTTCAGCCCATCGTGATACATCACCACGGACTTAGTGTTCTGGTTGAATACCCACCGGATCACGGCTTTCGGGTTATTCGGTTCACTGTCCGGTTCGGGGGTGTCGTCGTTCAGGGTCTGCTGGTTACCGGCAATCAATCCCCTGATCTCGGCCTTCAGCTCGTCCAGTTTCTTCCGCTTGTCCAGGTCAACGCCGAACATTTCCTGCGCAAAGGTTTCCAGTTCGTCCTTGCTGCGGCAGGTATCGAGATTAAATGCCATTTTTTCAGCTCCTCTGAAAAAACGCTTCCCGCTGCCCGCGCCCCGCAAAAGCACCACGAATGGAGTCTTGTACGGGTAGCGGGAGGCGGAAAGCGGTGGTTTAAGACTTCTTGGCCGCCAGCAGAACGCCAGCTTCCGGCTTCAGCACTTTGTAACCGTAGACTTGCAGTCCACGATGGCCGATACCGAAATGCTTCTCCAGCGTCAGCGATTCATGCTTGATGAACTGGCTGGCAAAACCGGTGAAGTCCTTAGTGCCTGCCATGCACTGGGTCACCCCGGTGGCAACGGCAAGGTTGTTGCTGCAATACAGCGTGAAGCGGTCGATCATGCCGAGGCGACCGTTGCGCATGATGGAAGTCCCGTCACCGGCCAGGGAAGCGTCTTTCAGCTCCGACTTCTTGATCATGCCGCACATCCATGGCGGCAGAACCAGCCAGCGGCCAGACTCCGGCACGTTCTTCTCATCAAGCAACGTGCCCATGTCCACGATGTAGTCCAGCACGTTGGTCTTATCAACCACCACGCCAGTACCACCGCCGTCAATCTTGTTGTCGGCGTGGACATCGGTGTAGATATTGCCCAGCACGTCACCGTCTACAGCGATCTTCATGCCCTCGGCAGCATCGGCGGCAGACTCATTGACCAGCGCAATGTCGGCCTGTGCAGTCTGGATGTAGTCATCAATAAAACCGTAATACTTGGTCTTGTCGATGGGCAGTTCCGTGGTGGCCGGTTCCAGGTCCTGGTACACAACGCCGGTCGCCCGGTCGTAGTCACCGATGGTGATGTCCGGGCGGGTACGGATAACGACCTTCGAGCCTTCGCTTTGAATCTCGCCTTCCCAGTTGGTGTTACAGATGGCGGCCAATACGGTGCTCTTGTAGAACTTCGCATTGAGCTTTTTGGAATAGACAACGCTCAGGGCGTTGGCCATGTTCCCCGTAGGGAAAGGTAAAACAATATAATTTACTCAATACCGCTTTATTGATACGTTAAAAAATAAATTAGAGGTCTGTATGGAACAACAAATACAATGTTATTCATATAACAGGATATCAACCATTGGCGTGCAAAAAAGGGGTGATGGTATCCCAAGGCAGTTGCGTCTGAGCCATGAATTTGCTGAACAAAAAGGCTGGATAATGAATACCGATTTCAGCCTGATTGATATTGGCAAATCGGCGTACCATGGCAGGAATCTTGATGATAATGCTGCCCTTGGTCAATTCATTCATGCCCTGGAAAATGGATTAATTCAAAAGCCAGCCGTTCTGTTGATTGAAAGTCTGGATCGACTGAGCCGGGAGCGAATACCAAAAGCATTACAGCTTTTCCTGACCATCATTAACTATGGCGTTTCTATTTGTACTCATTTTGATGGTCAGATTTTTAGCGAAGATCGAGTACAAACCGATCCCTCTCCGTTAATGCTGGCAATTTGTATTATGGCCAGAGCCCACGAAGAAAGTGCAACCAAGTCAAGGCGTAAAAAAGAGAGCTGGAAGAAGGCAAGAGAAAAAATTAAAAACGGTATCATTGCTCATAAAGAGATCTATCCAAAATGGATTGATATATCCAGTGGCAAGCCGGTGCTTGATAAACAGGCGGCTGCTGTCATTAAGGATATTTATGACTGCTGTATCAACCGGGATATGGGCTACACACAGATCGCAAAGTATGTGATGGATAATAATCTGGCTGAAGTCATAAAAAAGCCTGGCAGGCACAAAGATAAAACCACGACAGTATCGGGTACATTCATTAATCGCCTTTTCCATGGAAAGCAGGTACTCGGCATCTATGAGCCGAGGCAGCGGATTATGGTTGATGGACGAGAAAGAAAAATTAAAACAGGGGAGGAAATTAAAGCCTATCCTCCCGTGATTTCAGAAAAGCTTTATTATCAGGCTAAAGCCGCCATTGAACACAGGAAAGAACGGAACCGTGGCAGACCTTCAACATCTAACCCGAATTTCTTCCGGGGGCTTATGCGCTGCGGAAGCTGTAACGGTCCATTCAGAATGTCAAACTCTAACCAGACCGGAAGGTATGAATGTCACAACCGGTATGTTCATTACAACGGATGTTCGGAGCCAAGCTATTACAGTGATCCGATACAAAGGTGTCTGGTGTATGCCATCAGCCATATTGATAAGGATGATATTTTAGAAAAAACCTCAAACCAGAGGAAAAACAAGATTATAAATGATATTCAGCGAGTGAAAGCTGAAATACAGGATAAGCAGAAAAGGATTGATAATCTGGCGGAACTGATCGAGGCCGGGTCAAAAACGGGAGTTTCCCGAATGGTTGAGCTTGAAAATGAAATCAGCAAGCTCACTAAACTTATTCACTCATGGGAACATGACTTGAAGTTTATACTGTCACCCTCCATGGGGGCGGGAATTGAACAGATCAATAACTTCCACAGTAAATTCTCTATTGGTAAAGCATCAAAGGAAGACCTGATTCCATTCAATAACTCCGTCAGTAAAGTGGTGGACAAAATTACAATAACGGCTGGTAAAAATAAAAACGACAAATGTGTTTTAAAAATTCATTTGTATACAGGTGCAACCTTCAAAGCCGCTATGCATAATGACTTGAGTTGCACCGTCTATAGAGGTGGGAAAAAAATTGGTTTCCTTGAACCTGAGGACACAGAGTAAATAGTTACTCTGCACCTTTATTCTCCGTCCATTCTTGCATGAGCTTTTGCAGTATCTTTGATCCTGAAGTTTTCTTCTGTTTGGCAAGCGCCAAAAAACGATCAAGCAAAGGCTCACTAATGTCTACCGAGTAAATGATTTTGTGGTTCTTCTGACTTTCGTTGTTTACCTGCTTCCTATCCATATCCCTATCTCCCCTTGATAACAAGCTTCAGATTCAGCGGCAACATAAGTTGAAATTCCTTCAGGAGTTCTTCTGCTTCGATGGCCAGCTCTAGCTTTTCCTGCTTCCTTGCGTTCAGGCTTTTGCCAGCTTCGGTGCCTTTGGCCTTTGAAATTCGATCCCGAACAACCAGATCATTCATTCGCTCCAGAGGGCTTACGGCTTGGAGATTACCTGAGAAATACTGATCAAGAATGGTATAAACACCTACTTCGAAATCGGGATCAATCCAGCCTGCATACTTATAGGCCAGCAGTTTGTTAGCCCAAGTACCAGATGCCTTGCCACCTTTAACGGTTTTCAATACCGGATATCCGGTATTGGCCTCAAGGGACTTGATGAATCCACGAGTTGAGTCATTGACGATGAACTTTCCCGCTTGATGTTTTGATCGCCCTCCACTGGCCTTCCACATATCAGTCAGGCAGATAAGTCCGTCTTCATTGATCCTTACTTTTTGTCCACAAAGCAAAACGTAATTGTTAGTCATAGCTTCCACCCTAAAAATCAATATCCGAATCAAAAGTGTCAAAGTGTCCAGCCTCAAAGGCGTCATTCTGGATTGGCCTGCCCTCGGGGTTGTCGTTCCATTCGCTGGGGGTTCCTTCCTTGGTGGTAAAATCGTAAGCCCTGACCCGTTGCCAGCGACCATCCTGTATCACTTCTATCCGGCAGGGCTCACGCATATCCCGAACGTTGGTTAGGCGATCCAAAGCATCGTCGGTGAACTCAGGGCAGGATTCCTGGCTAAAGCGCTTCATCCACCAGATAACGGACTTTTGTCGTGCATAGCCACCATGCTCTATGCAGACCCATTCACGGACGGTTGAAAATCCACAGCGGTAAGTGACCTGAATGGAGGGTGGCTTGCCGTTTTTCTCGTGCCGGTTGTAAATGATTTCATCCACGTCCAACCATTCCGGCTCTATCTGGTTTGCCAGCAGGGCCGCCTTAGATGCTTCAGCCTCGTGCTTTTCTTTCTCCGGGAATTCATAGTTGCAGGCAGGGCATACCCGCAAACCGGCAAGAATCAGTTCAAAACATTCAGGGCACTCTTTAACCGGCGCTTCGCCCGTCCCCTTCCCGGCCTTGATATGGTCCACGGTAATTCTATCTATTGGTCCGTGGCGTTCGACGTTGCCTCCGTAGTCCAATACCAGACAGTCCGTTTTGCCCGTGGTGGGGCTAATTCGTAGCCCACGGCCAAGAATTTGAACGTAGAGGCCGGGAGACTTGGTGGCACGTAGCAACGCTATAAGGTCGGTTAGCGGGGCATCGAAGCCGGTGGTCAACACCCCTTGGCTCGTCAGGGCCTTGATCTTTCCGGCCTTGTAATCGGCCAATATCTGAGCCCGTTCGTCCTTCGGGGTATCTCCGGTGATGCACTCGGCCTCAATGCCTTCGTACACCAGTAATTCTTTAACTTGATGAGCGTGGGCCACGCTGACACAGAAGATTAACCATGCCTTGCGATCCTGACCGTATTCGATGATTTCATCCACGGCCTTTCCGGTGACGTCGTTTTTATTGACCGCTTCTTCCATATCGCTGGTAAGGTAGTCACCCTGCCGGGTTCTTACACCTGCGAGTTCGATCTTTTCCTTTCCCGCTTTAGAGCGAAGCGGTGAAAGAAAGCCATCGTCTATCAACCGTTGAATGTCTGTCTCGTAGACAATCTCATTAAAGAGCGGGTTCTTCCCCTCCGTCAGCAATCCCTGTTTCATTCGATAAGGCGTGGCGGTAAAACCGATTATTTTCAATGCCGGGTTTATTTCCCGGAGGGCTGTTATCAGCCTGAAATACATAGATTCCGAGTTAGCAGAGGAAATCAAGTGGCTCTCATCGACCAATAACAAATCAAAGTGGCCAAGCTGCTCTGCTCGTTTATGAACGCTCTGAATACTGGCAAACAACACCTGAGCGTCCGTATCTCTCGACTTCATAGAGGCCGAGTAAATACCAGTCGGAGCCTCTGGCCAGAGCGTGACGATCTTTTCATGGTTCTGCTCAATGATCTCTTTTACATGAGAGAGGATCAGGAACCGTTGGTCTGACCAGTGCTTTAGCACACCGTGGATAAAATCAGCAATAATGACCGACTTGCCACCACCAGTGCTGACACAGACCAACGGGTTACCATCGGAGGCGCTGAAGTATTGATAGATCGCATCAATGGCCTCCTGCTGATACCAGCGGAGTTCATAAGCCATTGGAGCCTCGCTTCATCTCTTCAATAATTTTG